TATTAGTTTATTATATTATCAATTAGTTATCGTATTTAGTTTGTATTAAAATCCACCAAAAGTAATTGTGTAGTCGTTGAATAATAAGTGATACATTAGACTTAAAAAACCAATTACAAATGTTGAAGTTAATGAGATAAGTAATGTATTAATTGCGTAGTGTGTAAATTTTCTTTTCATAGTAGTATTATTATTTATTTGTTACATAGATATTATCTAAATGGTTTCGTATTTAATTTGTGTAAAGTATATAATTTGTTTAGTGTATTAATATGTCAATATGTCATTGCGCAATGTGTCACAATGTCATAATGTAAAAGTTATTTTTAGTATGTCATTATGTCAAATTTTTAACATAGTTATGTCATATTGTCATATAATATATAGTAAAAACGTAAAAAGTCTATGCAAAATATATAAAAACAGGGGGGCCCCAGGTAAAAAATATGCGTTTTGTTTTACAAAATAAGTACGAAAGGGTAGGGGGCAACGCTATACTTCTCTACTTCTAACAACTCGGCGTGACAGTAGCCTTAATAAGTATATAAGTAATACCCTATTGTCATACCCTCTACAAAATTATTTTTATATTTTACCTTAAATCTGCTAAAAATGGCGTGAAATAGTATTAAGTAGACAAATAACTAATCATATGGCACAGAAATTAAGTAAAAAAGCAAAGGCTGCTAAAAAGAAGAGAGATCTAGCTATGGCTAATACACGTAGAAGGGAAAAAATGCGTGCTGAGAACCAAAGAAAGCGCCGAAGTGCCAAAAAAAATGGTAAAAATATTAAAGGCAAAGACTATGATCATACCAAGAAAAAGTTTGTTTCAGTAAAAGCAAACCGCGGTGGACATGGTAGAGGCACAAAAAAGAAGAAATAATGGGATTACACGCAACGGTACCACATAATAACGCACCAAAACCTTACGAATGGGGAGACTCTTAACAACTTTCAAAGATAAGACTTTTGAACCTAGTATGAAGTCTTATTATCAGTTATACACTGATGACACATCGACTGCTGCTCAGATATACGACTCATTATTGTATGTTAGAGGTATAAACGCGGGTAGTTTAGCTAAAAACCAAGAAGGTGATGATGATGTTTCTACTGTAGAAACGTATGATACATACATGCCTATAAGATTTTATAATGTAAAAAGTGCTTCTGATGGCTCAACACCTGCAGGATCTACTCATACGTTCTTTAATGTATATAATAGAGCTGAATATAATGGACCAGATGGTCAAAACATGTATGATTTATGGGCTGATTATAATTTATCAAAGCTTTCAGGAGCTGGTTATATAACAAATACTATAGGTGGCGCGTATAATTACGGTTATGATGCCGGTTCTGGTGATGATCAAACTATTGCTGGTATATACGGAGCATTAAATTACGCTAGAATACAACCAACCGGTGACAATAGAACAGTTACTTACGCTCAAGGTGCTAGAAACTGGATACAAGTAAATAAAACTAATGCTACAGTAACATTTGCATACTCAACTACTAGTGAATTTAACCTTACAGACGGTAATGTAGGTACATTAGCACTACATAAGTTTGATTTAGACTATACAGCTGGTAATATTACTAACGCTTATTTCATATGGGCTGACGAAAGCTCACTTCCTACACCTTCTGGTGAAAAATATTTCATAAAATCCAACATCGGCTGGCCAACATTGCTATCTGGCGCGCTTACAAACACAGGTGCTGTAACATTTAATAGCACATTGGCAGTAACAGGAACTGCAACTTTTAATTCTGATGTTAGTTTACAAGATAATGATAAATTAAAAATAGGTACTGGTGATGATTTACAGATATATCACGATGGTAGTAACAGTTATATTGAAAATGGATCAAGTAGTAGTAATGGTAATCTAATTATAAGAAGTAAAGCAACTACTAGAGATTTAATATTTCAAGGTGATAATGGTGATGGTAGTTCATCTTCAACTACGTATTTCTATTTAAATGGCTCAATGGCTGATATAGGAACTGGTAGTGTATATACACAATTTCCTGATTACTCTCATTTAATTTTTGGAAACTCATCAAACGCTAACAGTCTTGACCTTGCAATATACCACGATGGTAGCGCGTCATATATACAAAACGGAGCTACTAATTTTAACATAGAAAGTAAAAATGGTATTTATATAGAAAATAAAACTGCAAGTGATATAAATATTACAAACAGCGCTGATGATGGAGATATTATTTTCTACAGTGATAATGGCTCAGGTGGAACAGCAGAATATTTTAGAGTAGATGGTGGAACTGAAAGAAATATATTTAGCAAAGATAGTCAACACGTAGATGGTATTAGTGCGTACTTTGGTAGTTCTAATGATTTTAGAATACTTCACAATGGAACACATAGTTTTTTAACACAAAACGGTACAGGTGATTTACGAATTGTTACAGCTGTTGCTGATGGAGATATTAGGTTTCAGGCTGATGATGGTAGTGGTAGTGGTAGTGTTACTACATATATTAAAGTTGATGGTGGGTTAGAAAAAACGGTTTCTTCAAAACATATAATGTGGCTTGATAATGTAAAAGCACAGTTTGGAGATAGTAATGATTTAGAAATATATCACGATGGTGCAGATAGCTATATTGCTGATGCAGGTACAGGAGATTTAAGGATTAGAAGTAATTTCTTAAAAATTGAAAAGTACACAGGTGAAACAATGGCTACTTTTAATGATGACAATGCGGTTACATTATATTATAACAACTCGGCTAAATTTGAAACTACAAATACAGGCGCAACACTTACAGGTAATCTTGTAATGGGTTCAGGGCAAGTAAAATTTGCTGATTCAGGCAAGGTAATGTTAGGTGATTCAAACGATTTACAAATATACCACGATGGAAGTGATTCATTTATCGAAGATACAGGTACAGGTGATTTAAAAATTAAAGGTAGTAATGATATATTTTTATTAGATGGCTCTAATAATGTAATGATTGAAGCAAGTGCAGCAGGTAGCGTAGATTTATATCACAATAACAACAAAAAATTTGAAACTACAAGTACAGGTACTAAAACTACAGGTCAAATGGATCTTGCTGCTTTAAACACTCCTGTAACTAATTCTGATGATAATGGTACAGTAGGAGAAATAAGATTTACATCAGACTATATATATGTGTGTGTAGCAGATGATACGTGGAAAAGAGCAGCACTAAGCACTTGGTAGTAAAAAAGTAAAAAAACAAGTAAATATATATAAGTAATTAATAATCAATAAATAAAATTAAATTATGAGTGAAGAAACATGGAGTGCTGACGAATTAGCACAGCAAATAACAGCTACACTTGATTCAGTAGGTATTGTTGAAAGAATTAGAGCTGTTGAAGAAGCAGATAGAACTGAAGATGAAGTAGATGAATTAGCTAGAAACGAAAGACACATACAGCTTAAAATGGCTATTACACAATTTGTATCTGGCTTATCAGTAGATGAAAAAGCTAAAATAGACGCGTTAAGATTATAATATATGTGGAAATTAACTAAACAATATTGGAAAGATATGTGGGTTGCTTTATGGAGCAAAACAACTATCGATGAAAAAGCTATTAACACAGTTAAAGAAATCAAAAAAAGATATAAATTAACTGCTGATGAACTAGCTGATGTAGCAAAAGCTATTAAAGAAGTTGGTAATCAAATAGATGATATCGACAATGCTTTAAAAGGTGAAGCACGTAAAGGTAGAAAAAATGGCAAATAAAAAAAAGTTTAAAGATACTACTGTTGGTCAATTATTATTTGGCGCAGCTTCTGTAATCAACCCTACATTAGGAAATGTATTACAAGGTGTAACATCACCAAAAGAAGCTATCGAAGCTATTACTAAATCAGATGCACCTGCAGATGACAAAGTAAAGTTACAACAAATAATATACGAGCAGCAAGAAAAAGAAATAACAGCTATAACATCAAGATGGGAAGCAGACTCAATGTCTGACTCATGGATGTCTAAAAATGTACGCCCACTAGTATTAGTATGGTGTATTGTTATATTTTCTTTAGCTGGTATCTTAGATAGTGTAGAAAGTATACCGTTTCAAATAAATAGCACATGGAACGATACTTTTGAGAAGGTCATGATGGCAGTCGTCTTAGCCTATTTCGGCGGACGTACGACTGAAAAAGCCACAAGTATATTTAAAAAATAAAATTTAATTAAAACCAAAACCAAAAATTATGAGTAAAGAATTAAAAATTACAGAAGAACAATTAAAAAAAGTTCAAGCACAAGTAAAAGTTAGAGGACAATTAATCTCTGATATCGGTGCGGTAGAAGCGCAGAAACACGACTTGTTACACGCTTTAAACAATGTCATGCAGAAAACAAAAGAAACTGCAGATGAGCTTGAAAAAGAGTACGGTAAGATCAATATTAATCTTGAAGACGGTACTTACGAAGTTATTGAAGAAGAAAAAGAAGAAGTAAAAGAAGAAAAATAAATATAATTCCTATGGCTAAGTTAATTAGAAAAATAAGCATAGGAACTGACTATAAAAATGAAGCAATGCATTACTCTGTAGGCCAACAGGTCTACGGAGGACATTGCATATGCGATATATTATTTGATGACAAAGATAAATCATATAATATATATATTAAAAAAGAAGACGAAGTTATACCATGGAAGAAGTTTAATTCTAACATGGCTATATCAATTGAATACAATTTAGAGTATTAATGCAAAGTTTATTTAATTTTATAGTACAACCAAAAAATAAAAGATACGAAAACGAAGTTGATATTAATGGTAACAAACTTATTGTTAATACAACTATGGACGATCATAAATACGTTAGTAGAATAGGTATTGTTAAATCAGTGCCTAAAGTTGGTGAAACAAATATAAAAGTTGGTGATGAAGTTATAGTTCATCATAATGTATTTAGAAGATTTTATAATATGAAAGGTGAAGAAAAAAATAGCTCATCATATTTTAAAGAAGATTTATACTTTTGTTATTATGATCAAATATTTTTATACAAACAAAACGGTAAATGGAAAGCACCTTTTGAGTTTTGTTTTGTAAAACCTATTGAAAATAAAAATCAATTTGTAACTGATCAAAAAGAACGTCCTCGCGTTGGTATATTAAAATATGGTAATAGTTCCTTAGATGCTTTTAAAGTGCACGAGGGAAGCCTTGTAGGGTTTAGCCCAAGCAGCGAGTATGAATTTATCATTGAAAATGATAGGTTATATCGTATGCGAACTAATGATATTACAATTAAATATGAATACAAAGGAGACGAAGTTGAATATAATCCAAGCTGGGCAAGTGGCTGTGGACGAACTTATTAAAGTTGCTAAAGAACCTATTGTAGACTCAGAAGATGACATAAGTGCTGACAGATTAAAAAATGCTGCAGCTACAAAAAAGCTAGCTATATTTGATGCTTTTGAAATACTTAAACGTATACAAGAAGAAAAAGATATGCTAGAAGATAAACCTAAAAAAGAAACTAAAGAAAAAACTTTTAAAGGTTTTGCTGAAAGGAGGTCTAAATAATGTACGAGCAAACTTTAATAAAAGTACTCAAAGACTATGTTAAACCTAAAGTTTTAGCTAGAAATAATAGGTATAAAAAGTGGGAATACGGTTACAACGAAGATCACGACTTTGTAGTTATAAGTAAAACAGGTGAAATAGGTGAAGTATATGAAATACAAAATTTAAAAATAGCTTTACCTAAATCAAAAAATGTTCATAAGTTTAAAGAAAATAAATGGACTAAGTTTAATTATCCTGATGAGTTAAAAAAAATTAAAACTGTTTATGATTTTAAACAGTATCCACAAGAGTTTAAAGAAAAATGGTATGATTACATCGATAATGAGTTTAACCGTAGGGAAGAAGGTTTTTGGTTTTATAACAAAGACGTTCCTACTTACATTAGTGGTACTCATTACATGTACTTGCAGTGGTCTAAGATTGACGTCGGGGCACCAAACTTTAGAGAATCAAATAGATTATTCTTTATTTTATGGGAAGCTTGTAAGGCAGATTCACGATCCTTTGGGATGTGTTACCTTAAGAACAGGCGTTCCGGGTTTTCTTTCATGGCCTCAGGAGAGGTGGTTAACTTGGCAACCATATCAAGTGACAGTAGGTATGGTATATTATCCAAGTCCGGGCCTGACGCGAAGAGTATGTTCACAGATAAGGTGGTACCCATATCAGTTAATTACCCCTTCTTTTTCAAGCCGACCCA